GAGGTGCTACCACTTTACGACATCTTTCTATATCCAAGTCAACATGGTTTTGCTGTATATCGTAGCCTAAACTACCATCGTGATACACCATTATAATTATCAGAAATAATGTCTTCATGTTACTCTCCTAATTCAAAGGAGTTATGTTGTCATAACCCTCATGAGTTATCTTAGGCTTTTCCTTAACCTCACAACTTTGTAAAAGAATGTCAATAGCATCTATAAGTAAAGGGGCGCATACGTCATCAGCATCCTTTAGATCCTTTATAAGCTTACGTACTTGCTCCATACGAACTACAAGAATGTCAGGCATCATCATAGTCATCATGTCTTCAGGATAGTCAGCCATGTTATTACTCCTCAATCTCTAAGTCAACGTCAAAAACTTCTCTGAGGTCTTCAATGTTGTGTTCTATTAAATCTCCGAATCTCTCTATCAAATCTTCGGAAGTTATATTAAGAACCTCACACAAGTAAGAAGGTTCCGCTAAGTTAGATACTCTGTTTAAGAATTGTTTAGTTGGTAAAGGCATCTTTGATATTCTCCAGAGTGTACCACTTCATGTTTTCTTTGTCACACCATTCTGCCATGTTCATCTTACTTCCCTTCCTTACTTTTTTATATGGGTTGTATAATAAAAACACCAGTTGCTTTTTCTTTGGCAGACTATCCCTAATTGCTTTGTACTTCTGGATGTCTCCAACTCTAAAGTAACCTTTAGCTTCAACTAAAATCTCAAACTTACCCCTCATCCCTATGAAATCAGGGATATATATTCTATTAACTATGTAAGGTATTTGTTTTGATTCGTAACTACAGAGGTCACCCAAGACCTCTGCAATTTGAGCTTCAAACTTGTTACGATACTTCATTAGTCTTAGCTTTAGCCTTAGCAGGTTGTTTAAACGATGCCTTAGGTTCCCTTAATAAAGCCTGTGTCATCCCTCCTGTCTGAGAAACAAAAGGACTTCCGTGTAGTTCCCAACCATCATTAAGAAGTTTTGTTATTGTTTCTTCAAAACGGTCGTGTCGTGGGGTGTTGATAACTTTAAACTCTTTAGTCATTAGTATCTCCTATTGTTTGTTAAGGTTAATCTCAGGAACCTGTGGCTTATTGTTTACTTGGGTCAAAAACCTTGGACCAGTAGAATAAGAAAAGGCTCTTAAGCTTGGGTAGCAATGTGCCTTGTACTGACAGTAAGAACACATAGTAGATAGTTTTACATTTCCAGAACGCCCATCGGGTACTGGAGAAGAGCATGGCGCAGGACGGTCTTCCTGCTCTACGGACTTTTTTACATGTGACACACGCTCCTCAATGTCACCTGAGTAGTACTTATACATGGGATGTTTAGTATCATCTAAGTCATACTCAAGCACCGCCAGAGTACCATTCTGTTTATCCATAGCCAACCACGCCCACTTACGATCACCTTCTGCATGAGCATATGCTTTGATCTGATCTACATAACCAAAGTCATCATTCATTGCTAAGGTTCCGTCCTTAAACTTCTTCATACCGAAAGCAGTTGTAGACTTAACGTCAACCACAGTACCGTCTATCTTACAGTCCATGTGTCCTTTAACACCACCTACTGACACTTCTTTCTGTTCATCAGTAACCTCATGCCCCGTCATACGAACAAGCATGAGAAGAAACTCTTCAATCAAATGACCATACATAAACTTGATTAAGGTGTGTGGTTGTAGTTTCTCTCCAGTGTAGTTGTTCACTGAGTACCATTGTTGTAAGTCTGGTTTGCCTATAGCAGACAGCCTTAGCTTACGTCCATCATAACGGTGATTAGAAGGTAGGAACTCTTTCTTCATTAGGTCCTTAAGTGACTCCCCAAACTTCTCTATCTCTGCTTCAGGGTCAACACCTTTAGCTGTATTTTTATTCTTCATCAACGTATAGATGTCTTCTACTAGTGTGTCTAATGTTTTACTCATGTCATCTCCTAGTGGGTTTCAGCCCAGTTGTTTCCGATTTTATATTCCCCATCTAAGGGGCATCTTAAGTTAAACTTTAGACCCGCTGACTTAATACACTCTACAGCTAACCATCCAAAATTATCTACTTGGTCTTCCCGAACTTCCGCTTGAAATTCATCGTGAATATTACCTACGAATTTATAGTCTATACTATGTAGTATCGCATACTCATTTAACAGTGTCAAGGCTTTTTTCATAATAATTGCACCAGCGGATTGTAAGAGAGTGTTTAAACTAGCGTGTGCTGATCTTATGATTAGCTTTCTTCCGTCAAGTCCTTTGAGGTATCCTCTTTGGGAACTACGCTCAACTCTTTCTCTAAGGTCTCTAAGAGACGGAGTGTTGTCGAGAAATTTTTTCTTGAGCTTTGCCCCATCTCTGCTATTGCCTCCAACAACACTTCCGATTTTAGCGTCCCCCGCTCCATATAGGAAAGCATAGATAAAAGTCTTTGCGTTGTCTCTTGTTGCAAGTCCTGCTGAGTTTTGATTAACTGTGTGTATGTCTCCATTAATAACTTCATGGGTATACTCCTTATCGTCCATGTAATGTGCCAACATCCTCAACTCTAATCCTGAAGCATCAACACCTACTAACTTGTAACCTTTAGGAACTACCCAACAACTCCGACACTCGCCACCGTAAGGTGAGTAACTCGCTGGAACCTGAGCCATATTGGGACTGCTGTGTGTCATACGTCCCGTTACAGCACCGATAGGGTTAACGTAACCATGAACTCTTCCGTCCTCTTCTACTCCTTCTAGCCATGAATCTATCTGTGCCATACGCTTCTGTACCAGTAAGTACTCAGCGATAAGAGAAGCTTCAGGTATCTTCTTGACTTTACTAAGGACTGCTTCATCGACAATTACGTTTCCCTTCTCAGTGTATGTCTCAGGCTTCCATCCGAAAAACTGTAAGTATCTTCCGATCTGTTGCCTAGAACCTAGGTTAAACTCAGGCCAATCTATTCTACTAAATGAACCAGATACAAAGCCCCTGTCGCAATCACTAAGAAACTTAAGACCCACAGTGCTGAGTCTGCCATCTTTATTGTACTTAGGCGTGATCTCTTTAACAAAAACAGGTAACGGCTTAAACTTTTCGTGTACTTCATCTTCTATCTCCATCTTTCTTTGTTTCAATCTGGCTAGTAAATCAACACACTTTCTCTGATCCAATAACCAACCATTCTCAGTCTGTTTAGTAATAACTTTTTGTACTTCATGTTCCAGAGTTACACTCGTATCACCAAACTTCTCAAGTCTTTCAGTAAGTAAATCATAAACTTTATGAGTTACATCACAATCTTGTTCACAGTACTTAATCATCTCAGGTGTTAGCTTAGTCCAATCATCATGGTCTCCCTTAGGAAACTTAAGTCTTTCTCCCCAAGCTTTGAGAGAATGTCCATCCTCTAGCTGTGGGTTATAAAGTCTAGATAAAGTCAATGTATCTATAATCTCATGCTGTTTAAACGTCACGCCTAAAAACTTCTCTACAATAGGGGAGTCGAACCCAAGAATATTGTGACCAATAATAGTATCAAATCCATCAATGTACTCCTGTATTTGTTTTATTTCAGATAGGGGCGCAAGGAAATTCTTCTTCGTCCCCGTTTGTATGTCTTTCGTCCCGATCATCCAAACCTTTGTAACTGGAAAAGCGGTGGTTTCTATATCTAGAATAAGCTTCTTTGTCATTGATTAAAGTCTCACCCTTCCTTAACGCTATATGCTCAAGCTTGTGACAGTTACTACACAGTATAACACATTTATCTGCTTCGTCAATAACTTCCTGTTTTATTTTTCTCCACGTATGGGAGTCAAAATTCCGTTCTTTTTTCACACCTTCTGGATGATGTAATTCTAAAAGTTCTTCTGGGTATTTTTCTCCGCAAACTTCGCAAGCATAACCAGTTCTTTTTCTTAAATATTCTGATCTATTTACTTTACCCTTTATATCAAAACTCCTCATCTTCTACCGCCTTTACTTTAGGTTCCACACCAGCAACCATACGACCTGTGCCTTCCTCATAGTACAACCATCCAGCGTGTCCAGTGCGTCCTGTCCTACGACACTTCACTAGCTGTACCTTAGTG